ATCCCTAGCTTTTGCTGCGGCCACTGGACTATCGAAAACTCCTATGTGCAGATTTTTTTTATTGACGCGCATCTTGGCTATGAATTTCCCGGTTCTCTTGTCCAGGTAGACACCGAGGTATCCCGTGGTATTGGTTTTCAGTTTCCCCCTATTTGCCAAATTCTGAGATGGCGTGCATTTTCTGAGATTCGATCTTGCGCAATTCAACTTGTTCCTGTCCTTGTGGTCCAGCTCGAATTTAGGAAATCCCATTACCAATCTGTGCAATAGGTACGTGGGTCTGGGTCCGCTGCCGTATTCCTCCTTTTTAGGTTGACAGTATGCGTATCCAGATTTCATCAACTTCCATCTGTATTTGGAAACGAGTTTGAAATCTCGATCGCTGACGATCGCCCTCATCTTGGAGTTTATTAAAGCGATGGTTCTCACGGAACAAACTCCCAGGACATGGTGACGGTGAAGATCCTACCTCCGAGCGGCCGGAACACCGGCACCTGGCCGGGAGTGAAACGGTAGGTGGTGTCGACACCAGTGATCGGATCGGGGAACGTGAACGGCAGAGTCCCGTTGCCGAGCGTGGTTTTGTAGAAGGTCTTCAGAATCGCGATGTCGTCGATGTCGAGCGTGTGTTGGCAATCATATCCATCCACGGCATCGGTAAAACGACTGCGGACCTTGGCCGGTCCAACGTCCATCTCGGAAACCACTGCCGTATTTCCGAAGCGGTATTGGAATCCGTCCACGTCCATTTTCTGCTGAAGGGCGAGAGGCCACGCGCTCATCGGTTAGCTTCCTTTCCTGTTCACGCCGTATGCGCCTTTCATGGCGGAGTCGTACTTGCCGGTGGAGAGGCCTTCCTTCACCTTGTTGTGGATCAGGATGTCGATGGCCTTCTCTCCGTTCGGGCCGGTGCGCTCGGTCTGAGTCACGTCGGCTCCGGACTGGTTGTAGATGTTCACAACCGTTCCGCCACCAGCAGCGGCCACGCCAAGCTTGCCGTTGCTTCCGCGGTGGAGAGGGAGGATAGCCTCGGAGCCAGCTTCGCCCATGAGTCCGCGACGGCCGCCGTTGTACGTGAACGGAGTCGGGCGACTCACGATGCCGCCAGTGGCGAACTTCCGGACGTTGTTGTAGAAGCCCATGCCGTTCGCGGCCTGCTGCACGTCGGCCGCATATGCTCCGCCGTTGAGATCAGTAGCTCCGGCATCGCTCCTGCCTCCCGGGGAATAGATTCCCAGGATGGCGTTCGCCAGAGGCTTGATGATGGACATGCGGATGATGATCCGCTGGAGATCTTCGAGGATCGCGGAGGTGAACTTGGCGAAGTTGAACTCTCCAGTCTTCGTGAACTCCAGGAGCGAGTCCTCCAGCTTGGTGAACACGCCCGTGATCGCCTTCGCGACGTTCTCGGAGAGGGTCCCGATGCTGTTGAGGTAGTCCTGAGTGCCCACGTAGAGAGCAGATCCGGGCTGGAACTTGTCGGAGAGCTTGATGAGTTCCTTGTTGTACTCGTAGAGCGAGATCTTCCCGGCCTCGAACTTCGCGGTCAGCTCTTGGATGTTCGCCTTCTCTACGGCGTCGCGGAATTGCTGGAAGTTCAGGTAGCCGTTCTTCACCTGCCTGTTGAAGTCCTGGATGTTCAGCTCCTTCAGCCTTTGGTTGTAGGTGAAGATGTCGAACTTTCCTTCTTTGAACTCGCGATTCAGCTTGTAGAGTTCGAAGTTGATGAGCTTGCGGTTGTATTCGTCCACGTTGATGGCGCCAGTGAGGAACTCGTTGTTGAGTTCTCCGAGGATCTCTTTGATCTTCTTCACTTTGGTGTCCACGTCTCCGGCCTTCAGTTTGGCCTGGAGGTCCTTGAGCGCCTTGAAGGGATCTTCTTCTTTTTTCTTCTTGTTTATGTCGGCCTGTTTCTTCTGAATGTCTTCGATCTCTTTTTGGAATACCTTGATCTTCTCTTTGTCCTTGTCCAGGCCCTTCAGGAGATCGTCAGTGAAAGTTTTCCCGGCATCCTTTCCGAAGACCAGCCCGAACATCTTCCCGAGGATGGGGTACAGCTTTTCGTTGATGGCAATGCTGAGTTCGGTCACCTTGATGATGAACTTGTCCATCAGGATGGTGAGTCTGTCGAAGTTCTCGTAGACAAGAATTCCAGCTACGGCGAGAGCAGCGAGCGCGGCGCCGAGGGGAGTTTTGATGACGGCGTAGGACGCGATGGCGATTCCTTGAATCGCCTCGATGAGCTTCGGGATCACGAACACGGAAGAGAGAAGCATGATCTCCGTGAGGTGAGAGACGGCGAATTCCATCGCCGCCGCGAACTTGCCCGAGAGGTCGTATTGCTTGTTCAGCTCTCCGATTTTCACGGACACGTTGTTCATCGCGGTGGTGAGAGTCTGCTCGAAAGTGGGGGACAAGTTCTTCGCTTGATCGAAGAGTTCCTTCTGGTGCTTGATGAGGATGCGGACCACGTCGGAGGTCTTAATCATCCCCTGCTCGGCTTTCTTGAACAGGTCGTTTCCGTATTCTTGCTTTAGGTATTTGGCTACGGTCACGTTCTGCGAGAGAACGGATCGGAGATCTTGCCCGCGGAGCACGCCGATCGAGAAGGCCTGACTGAGCTGCACCATCGCGTTCGCGGTTTCAGAGGCGCTGGAACCGGAGACGCGGAAGGAGTTGATGAGGGTCTCGGTGAGCGCGGCCACTTCGCTGGAGTTGGCGTGGACGCTTTCGAGAGTCACAGCGAAACGGTTGTAGGTGTCACCGACCGCGGCGATGGACTGCTTCGTTCGGTTAGCTACGCCCACGATGCGGTCGAAGTTCTGCTCCACGGTCTCGCCAGCTCCCACGGTGAGCTTGAGCCGGTTCGTGAGGTTCTGCATTTCGTCGGACAGCTTGGTGAACTGCTGCAAGCCCGCGAACGCGAAAGCGCCTTTGAGGGAGTTGGCCAAGAAATCCATGTTGTCCGCGAGGGACTTGGTATTCTTGTTTAGGTATCCCATCTTGTCAGCGATTTCTTTTAGGCCCTTCGAGTCGCTGGCGTCGACCTTGATGATGATTTTTCTTGTTTGAGTTTGTGGCGGCACCCGTTCCCCCGTCTTTCACCTTGGCCCGCGCGGCATCCTCCGCGGATTCAAGCTCCAGAAATACGTTATCCATTCGCCGTATCAAATAGGCAAACTCATCGAAATCAGCTAGTTCGTATATTCTAAAGTATTCCGCGATGGCGGTAAAGGGAATGGGTCCAAGAGCCATGCCTACCTGGCGAGAGGTGGACAGCTCTTGGAACGCATCGAAGTAGAATTGGAAGCCCGCGATCTCGGGCTCCAGGTCATCGTCCTTCAGCATCCCCTTGGCGAGGAGCTGGTAGTACATGCCGCTGACAATCTGTTTGCGCCACTTGTAGAACCAGCGGACGTGGCGCTCTAGGAGTTTCCCAGTTCTACCCGGTAGTGCGTGAAGTCGTTCGCATGTTTCCAGAGCTGCTCGAACAGCTCGGGCAGCTCGCGGAAGAGCTGCATCGCGTTTTCCTTGTTGCACTCGGCGGGCTTGCCATCGATCTCGACGCCCTTCCAGGACACCAGGCAGATGTCGATGAAGATCTTGGTGTTGATCTCCAGCTCCTTCTCGGGCGGGAGGGTTCCCAGCTCGACGAGGCGCGCGAAGGGCTTGTAGTGCTGCGCGAAGGCGGCCTTCACCCGGGGGTTGGTCTGCGTGAGGTGGCGAACGCGGAAGGAAAGCTCCTCGTGCTCGTCGCTCACTTCGCGGATCACGAAATCCACGCCGTCTTCTTGGGCCTTTTTGTCGGTTTTGAAAAACTTATCCAGATTTGTTCTCATTTACTTCTCCAAATATTTGATTGCTGTTTTCAAAGTGGAAATTGATTCCCTGGATAGACCAACCATCATGTTACATCTAGAGCACAATAGGCCTCGAATCGCCCCGGTCCTATGACAGTGATCCACCGAAAGACTTCTAGGTTTACCCGATCTAGGATTCTTGGCCGTTTCGCGCTTCTTGCAAATAGCGCAAGTACCTCTTTGCTTCAGCAGCAGTTTCTTCACTCCTTCCGGAGCTACTCCGTATCTGCACTTGATTGTGTATCCTGTCTTTTTCTCGGTGCTCAGACTCCTGTTGTAGAGTCTTTTCTTCTCCCTATTACCATCCTTTTCAAGCCACTTACGGGAGTACCCTCTTCTCCTGTCAAGATTTTTCCTATTCCATTCCCGGCAGTTCCGGTTATAGCAACTCCTACACTTGTTGCGATTTCCATAGAAATTCTTTGCGGGCTGGGGATTGGCCTCAGAGCAATTCTTATCATTGCAATTTCTGAGGTTGGTCTTCATGGTCTTCTCCTAGGGTAGGTTGTCCACAACTTTCCTCTATTTTCTATGAAACTCCAAGTATTTTATGGCTCTTTTTAAGATCCGCGTAGAGTCTCTGGCCATTCCTATAGAAGAGTTACAGCGGATGCAAAGTAGTCCTCTTACCTTTCCGGTTTTGTGGCAGTGATCCACACAAAGATTTTTTAACTTGGCCTTTGCCGAATCTAAACAGATGGCGCAGGACCATTTCTGTCTGCGCAATATGTCTTCTACTTGGACGGCGTCCAAACCGTATCGGTGCTTTAAAACATAGGCCCTTTTCTTGCCGACAAACCCATCTCTACTCCTGTAGCCCTTGTTATATTCCCTATGCTTTCTTTTATTGTCCTCGCTGCCTATCCATTTTCGCATGTAAGATCTGTGCTTTTCTGGATTTTTCATCCTCCATTCTTTCTGTCTTCTTTGGTGGCATTTTCTACATTGCGTACTCCTAGAGTTAGCGAAGAAATTTTTAATTG